TTGATTTACCTTTGCTTTTCTATTCGGAATTAGAGGGTCAGATACGACAACAGGGAGAATTGCTTCTCCCGACAGGTTAGCGTCATCTATTCCATCTAACTGTGATATCTTTTTGGTTGCCACAGAAAATATGCTATGCTACAAGTTTATTTATACAGAATCTTCCTGAAGTTCTTGATACTTTTCGGCCTTGAGGTATTCTACAGTAGTGGCGACATCATTCATTGCATCCCTTACTTCTGGCCTCTGACCAGTTTCCTGGTGATAGTCCTTACCAGTAGGTGCATAGTGTCTTGTATATAGTGACCATCGCCACTGTTTCATGTCTTCAGAGTACCAGAGTTGGATTCTCATATACCAAAAGTCTTATGATTTATTTAGGTTATAGTGTATTGTATTTTACCAATCATCATCGTCTCCTTGCAAGTCTTTAACCCACTGTTGACGACTACAAAATCCGTGGGCATCTTGTTCACCATCCATATGGTATGAAGTATGCATGACTTCTATACCAACAAAGAAAATGATCATCATCATTGGCAGATGCCATAGAGGATGCCCAAAGACTTCACAAAACTCCTCGTAATACTTACGAAAGGGAGTCTTCTCAGGTGACATCTTTCTTTTGCTTTTCTATGAAAGCACGTAGTTCTGGTCCTTCTTCCCACTCCCAAGTTTCTTCACGACCCTTCTTGTCTATTTTTGTGAAGGACTTTTTTTCTATGCGATCAGGATTAAGTTTCATCATTTTAGATAGGAATGAATGATAGTGATAAGTCTGTACCGTTATCGTTCTCAGTGATAACATTAAATGCTACTGTGATACGAGGTGCATCTGGTTCATCAGGTGGACCATCAGCAACAACTTCATGTGGTACTTTACCTGGTCCTATGTATAATTTACCAACTTCATTTTGTATTCTATGTACCTCTTCTTTACCTTTATAGAATACTGTTGATGTATTCTGAGGATATATTGAAACATATCCATGTGTAGGATACGAATGATTGTGATATGCCATCAGATCATCAACTGAATGAGTGTTAACCCAACATTGCATCCATGCTCTACTATCATTTCCAATGTAATCTCTAATTGCTGCTCTCATTTGGCAGTATAGATCATACATTACTGTGTTACCAGCAGCACACCCAAATATATTATAGTATCCGTAACACCAAGATACGTTAGGTCGTTCAACAATGTGTTCATGTCTAAGATTAGGATTTTTTTGAGATGGAATGTGGACGTTATCTAATTTCTCTGATACACGACCAGCGACTTCACATAATGTATTACAGAGTTCAATTTGCTTGGTACGACATAATTCTATGTCATATACCTTATACTCTATCAAATTTGAACGCTCCTTTGTTGCTCCCGTAGGTGAGTTTTCCATTCTTAAATCCACGATCCCAAGAAAAATAATTGTTTTTAGTTAATCTGCCTTCATAAAAGACATCGGTTCCTTCGTAAACGTAGTCACCTGCTAACTGCCACTCACTACCATGAGGTCTCCACTTAAGAGAATGACCTATAGGTGTCCAGTCTATCTTATGTATGTCAAGAATGACCGTACCGTTAGCATCTTCATGTGCATTGAAGCATCTTTCACGATAAACTACTCCATCGTTCTGATACCACTGTTTAGACTTCAGACGAGAATCGCCTAGTAAGTCCCACTGAATCCATGACCAGACATAACCAGTCGGGTCAGATTGTGCTTGTTGCTTGTTACTCCAAACTCCTGCTATTGTGTTGAGGAAGTTTTGGATTCCACCTGTGCCATCCATTCTTTTTTGTGTTCCTCCACTTGTTCAACAATATCCACTGGTATGGTAGGTTTCTCAACCAGTGGTACTAACATGACCATCTTACCATTACCTAGGTCAATTCGGAAAGGTTGTTGTTGATCATAACACAAATCTGTTACAAACTCCATGTTTGAGAACAGACGTTCTATCGGTAAATCTAATGGTTGTTTCATTGTTTAAATTCAACATTCAGTTTTGCATCAGATAATGCACCGACCATGTTCCATGCAGTCTCACCAGAGACCATGTTCTCGTCACAAAAATACTGAATAGTATCTTCAAGGATTTCCTTGAGTTCTATTAGTTGTTGTTGGCGTTCCATTGAAAGATCGTTCATAGCGATATTATACCATAGATTTAGTTGAGTTGGATAGATGCTCCAGAAACCTTAACAATTCCCTTAGCAGTAAGAGTCATTGCTAATCCAGCAGTAATCGCTACAGCAGCACTAGCAGTAATATTAGCAGCACCAGCAGCAACGTTTGCCGAGAATACACCAGCAGCGACTGTGAATAAAGCACCACCAGCAGCACAGTTGACTAGGAAAGGACCAACTGTGTTAATAGAAAATCTTGGAATAGGATCAGCAGATGGAGCAGGGAATAGTACATAGTCAACAGGACCACCAACTGTACTGAATATACCTGTCTTACCTTTAGGTATGATACCTGTAATAGTATTGATGAAATGATACTCCGCAGGAGCAGTCATTGTAATTGAGTTAGCAGCAGATAATTTTATCTCACCAGCATTGATTTCATATGATGTTGCGTCAATCTTAGTAGTACCCTGTGGACTGATAACCTGTGCTTGAGTTCCACCCTTACCAGCAACAGTGGATCCAATACCCTGTATTTGTATATGTCCTTTAGCATCAACTGATAAGTCAGAACCAATGTTAACCATTGCCTTCTGGTTCTTACTTCCTCCTTTGTTAGGAGCACACTGAGCATTAACAAACAGACCACCACCAACATCAAGGTGGAAGTCACCTGAACATTTTAATCTTATATCACCATCAACAGTTTCAATCCAATGACCACCTGTGGTTGTTGCTTTATCCTTACCAACGTCCATTGTGAAGTTGCCAGGTTCCTGAATGTGCGTAGCGACTAATGGATCTGGTGCTTCTGCTTTTTGATCTGGGTTAACTCTAGTAGATTCCTTTGCAGCATCCTCTTCTGACATTCCAGACTCAACAAGAGCTTTATACCTTGTGAGTTGTTTATTATCCAATGACACACTATGGACTGTCATTCCACTAGCAGTCTTAACTACAGTTGCATCACGACCTGGTGTGCTCAACTGCATATTATATGCACCATTAATAAAGTTCTGGGCAGCAGTTAGATATGGTGAGGCATCAGCATATATGGCATCAAAGAGGTTAGACTTACCTCCACCTCCACAAGGACCATATTTCTCTCCGATCTTATCTTTTAAATTATCTAAATCATCTGCGGGACATTGTGTAGAACCTAGTAGTGGATAGAATCCCATCGGATCCTGTGCATTCTTACCTGCTTCTCTTCCACAACCACCAAAGTCAAACAAACTGAATATCAATGAGATTAACTGTCCTATACTTGCTAGGTTAATCTTATTCATATCAGTAGCAGCACTCATAATATCCTTGCCACTTTCCCATGCTTTTGAAAGTGTACTGAATCCTTCAGCAACAGATGTTGCTGCTTTAACAAGTTGCAATGCAGAAGTAACAACACTTAAACCTTCACGAACTGCACATGTAACTGACTCAATTAACTTCTGCATACCAGCAGTAGCAGCAGTCATGGCATCCATAGCTTTCCCAATGATATTATCAATAATACCGTTGATCGCTGCCATAGGATTAGCAAGCATACCTCCAATCAATCCATCCAGACCACAAATCTGTGATAATAATGCTTGAATAACTGCCTGTACAATTGCTAGAACTACAAATGGTATACCAGTTAATGATGCTATGGTATTAACTATCTCTAGAACTTTACCAGCAATGATAGTAAGTTGCTCTTTAAATGCTGATATAACCTGAGACATAACTGCACCAAGGAATGCCTCTGCTTTATCCAGCAGTGCCTCCATGTTAACAACCTTATTCTCTATAATACTAATGAAGTCACCATTCTCATTCTTAGTTACCTGTCCAGCAGTAGCAGCAATATCTTCTACCAGTTGTGTTAACTTATAATCTAATGTCTGCCAAGGACCACCAACACCACTAGCAGCAGGTATAGGTTTACTTGGGAATTTTGGTTTACTTGAGTTAGCACTAGAACCAGCAACACCAGTTTGAGTTGCTAATCCAGAACCAGGGTTTGCAGCATTAGGTAACTCAGCAGTAGTATTACCTGCTTCTTTAACAGCAGTAGTGCTAGTTGAAAGATGTTTACCACCTACAGGACTGTTACCAATCTGATTAGTAGTAGGGTTGATATTATCTCTGATAATACCTTCTGAAAATATAAATGAACTATTTTTAGGATCTAATGTCTTACCACTATTCTGAGTCATCCTCAGTATACCCATAACAATGGGGAACTGTGCTTCTTCACCATCAAGGAAGAAACCCATAACAATAGCACCAGGTCTCATTTGGTGAGAAGACTTTCCTAGTCCCTCACATCCTGGTTGGTCTGTTGGTTGAAGTACTTGTGCCCAAGGTAAATCTTTTGTTTCTAAATCTTTTCTAAATCCTGCTTCTGCACCAGTATAATATCCAAGCACACGAACTTTGACCCTACCAATCATCTGAGGATCTCTAGTATCTTCAACCTCACCAATCCACCAAAAGAAACCATCCTTTCCAATAAAATCGGATTTTGATTCTCCTATGATGTTATCAACTGTGGTAACCATGAACCTACGTTAACTATACTTGATTATTTAGCCACGAAATCAAACGTCACTATGATACGATCATCCGCATCTTGCTTAGGAAAGAAGTGTTGTAGATTAGCAGGAAATATAATTAGGTTACCTTCTTTCAATGGTGGTATAAAATTCTCACTAGACCACATTGTAGGTTTCGTTGACTCGTAACGAAATGCTGGAACATTGCTCTGATAGAATGGATTATTAATTACTAATGGTGTATGCCCTTTCTCCTCATCAAACTGTACCATATAATATGCTGTCAAGTACGAGTTAGGATGTATGTGAGGTGGAATAATAGTACCAAAGTTAGAGGCATGAGTTTCAGTGTGAATCATATCAACTTCACCCTTCAGACCCATTACTTCCGTAATCATAAACTGTGCTTTCTCTGTCACATAATCATATAATTCATCACACTCATGCATTTTACCCTTGAACATGAACAGAGGATTTTCTTTCTCTCTGATAGTTTCATCCCAATGCTCTTCTAATTGATCAATAAACTTCTCCTTGATATCGTACTCATCAATGAATACAGGGTAAGGGAAGGTTGGTATAATGTTCATTGTGAATTCAATTTCTTAATCAAGGTCTTTGTACGCTTCTTGAGCTGCCGAAGACGGGCGGATGCAAGTTTAGACTTGACGTTCCGACCCATCTTTCTTGGAGTTTCGTGGTTTTTGAGTCTCATCATGAGCCCAGCATACCACTTATTTAGCAATTTGTCAATCGTCGTACACTAAGCACTCAGGTTCATCTGGATGCTGGTCACAAAATAGTTCTAAACAATTTGGATCGTGATGATCTCCTGCTACGATCTCTTCGTGGTGATGCTCTTCATACTCTATGAGATCATGTAATTCTTCTTTGTAATGGCGACGTGCAGCAGGATTAAGTTGAGGATCATCAAGGATCTCCTTATCATGCTCAATATGCTGTTCAATTGTAGTCATTTGTAATTTATTCTATGAATACCCTAATATTTATTAAACTTTGATGCTATCTTTGAGTAAATGCAGTGTAGTCTGGGTATTCGTGACTTTGTAAGTGTGTACTACACCACCTATAAGATAGTTGCCACTGTACATTTTGTCAAGTTCTACTTTTTTTCCTTTTGCTAACATTCTAGGTATTTCAACCTTCACACCCTCTCCAGCATAGAGTCCAAGGTTGCCTGGAACCTCAATAACAAGTTGAATTGCTTCTAATGATTTCTTTCTCACATAATTATATGATGCAACATTCATATACTCATTTAAGTTCTTTCCCTGATATGTACCTGCTTTTTCTGATGCCCATTGTTTAACTGCTTGTGCCTTTGGTACATCATATAAATGAGTTGGCAACACCTGATACTTAATTCTCTTAGGTCTACCTAGAAGAGATTTCATTTGACTGTTAGCAGTATCAATAGGCATCTTACCACCTTTTTCTAGAATAGACATACTCTTAAAGATTTTTGTATATTCATAGGTATCAGTCCTAGCAGTAACTTTCTTACTCCTAGTTGGTAAGAATGATTCACGTAGAGTAGTTGGATCAATTCCCATAACATATCCAGACCATGCACCCAATCTAAGACTCTTTAAAGAATTATATGCTGTTGGATATGATACCTTATCAATAAGGAATTGATTCTTTAAAGGATTATCTTCAATACTCTTCTGACCATACACATAGGTTGGTTTTTGTTTATTCTGAACAGTATCTTCAATCAATTGATCAATACTCTTAAAATGAAATCCTTTAGCATTCTCAAAGAAAATAAATGCACCTTGTGATTTATCACCAGTAGATCCTGATCTTACAACCTTAGAGGCAATAAAATTAATAGCATCAAATGGTCTCCAGTTAACAGCAGTATATCTAAATTTCTTAGTCTTCTCAATGAATACACTCTTACCAGTGTTTAAACCCTTATTATCAGAATCCTTGAGAATATTTTTAACATGAACCCCACCATCTATAGGTTTTTTAGCACCAAATATATTAATCGTTTCATTATAGATGAACTCAGTAGATACTAAATTGATAACGTATGCTTCCTTCTTCTCTTCTCGTAATCTAGCAGTTATTTCATAACATTGAAGAATATATTGGTGTTGTTTATCACCTGCTTCTAATATAATCTTCCAGTAATCATTACCATGTAGTGTGTTAATAAAATCAGTAGCATCAAACATTGCCATCTCTGCTCTGATGGTAGGACTACTGATACTCTCAACAATCTTTAATTCAGATACAAGTTCAACTAAGTTTTGTTCACCACCTGATCCCTTACGTGGGGTCTTGGCATCATCTTCTAATAGATATACTTTGAGCGAGGTTTCACCCGCTTGTCTTTTAACCGACATCGCTTGCTCCAAATAGTCCGAACTTAGGTCGGAATTGTACAATCTCTGGTAATTCGTTCATAGGAACTACAATTGTACCACCTCCATCACCTTGTGCCGCAGCAGCAGCATTAGTTGCATCCTGAGATGATTTAGCAGATACAGAAGTAGCAATAGCAGTTGCTGCTGTTACTGTAGCATCCGCAGTTGCTTTCCGAGTGGCAACTGCTTCAACCTTTGCAGTTCCTGTTGTTGCAGTTTGTTGTGCAACTAAGGATTCTGTATTACCAGGAGTTATGTTAGCAGCATTACTACCTTTATCTCTTGGTGCTTTAGGTGCAACAGAATCTATCTTACCATATCTAGCAATCAATTGCTGTAATTTTTTAGCATAGGCAGGATCAGTAGCATATCCTTCAGACTTAAGCATTCCTGCTGCTTCCATAGCAGAACCAGCATTATTGACACCTGTATATCCTTTATAATCTTTATACCATTGAGTAACTAGATGATCAATTGATGCTTGAGGTGATGAAAAATTCTTGAAGTTTGCAGCAGTATTAACAGTTTTACCATTTACAACCTCTTGAGTTGCAGAATTAGTAGATGATTCACTTGGAGTTGCTTTAATACCAAAGAAATTATTTTTAGCACCTGTTGCACGACCCCAATCAGATTCTAAAGCAAACTGTGCAGCAACTACATTAGGATACTTAGCACCTGATTTCTCTGCCATACCTTTAACCTGTGCCCACTTCTCTTCATTAGTTCCTTCAATCAGACCACCTTCAGAGAAACTTGGCATGTTCTTAGTATTGAATATACCACCCATGTCAAATCCCATCCCACCTGCTTCTAGCATACGTTGTGATGTTAAACCAGGATTAGTCTTAGTTGCTGGAGTGTTAAATGGTACTACAAATCCACCACCAGCAAATTTCTGTGGTTCAACCTTACCACCTTCTGCTCTAGTTGCAACATACTCAGTTCCATGACCAATAAAGTCAACACCCTTACCAGTTAAAGATACAGGATATCCTGACATTGGACCTGAGATCCATCCACCCTTCGCCATTTCTGGTGCACCTTCCTCAGTATCATCACCACCACTCATAGCATTAGTTACTGCCATTGCTGTTACAGCAGTAGCAGCAGTCAAAACAAGTCCTTTAACTAATCCTCCTTTTCCTCCTATCCTAGGTTTACGCATCTTCATGCGTTTCATACCTTTAACTAGATTTTTGTATAATGTTTTAAGCACCCAAATAAAGTCCTTTACTAATTTCAACGGATTTTTTAACCACCTGAGTGCCAGTAATCCTGCCCCCAGTGCAATGAAAAATTGACCAAACCCTTTTATCTTCTCCCACCAACTTGCGTTCGGATCAAACACCTTAGCAATACCATCCAGCATGTTACCAACTACACCTCCAACAAAACCCATCAGGAACTTGGCGAAACCCATCATTCCCTTCCAGATGGTCTCTAATTTTTCAATGTTTTTAGGATCGGCAATCCACTGTAGTATAGCACGACCTACGAATGCCTTAAACAAAAATCCACCCAACTTAGCAAGAGATTCAAAGAATCCTGCTACAACAGGTTTAATAAAATCTTGAAAACCAGACCTTTTCTTTTTCTTAGGGGTTAAATTATCACTAGGATCTGGTTCTAATGCAGAATGTGCTAGGTCATCTATGAGTTCATTCTGAGCACCATGAGCACTTATCATGGACTCCTTCATCTCCTTCATTATAATAGCAAAGCTATTAAAGGTGATGCCTAAACTATTAATAC